CCCAACAAGGACCATCTTCTCCTTCAGGTGCTAAATTTATTCCTTCAAATTTTGCATCAAAGTTTAGTTTAGCTACTACTCTCTTTTGTGGGTCTGAAAACTTTTGTTTACTCATCTCACCTCTTTGATAAGTAGAAATGCATATAGCTACTGCTTGGTCTTGTGGGTATTCACCACTAATATCACTCATACAACGCCCCACATAATCATTTTGGGTTTCTGCTGCAGTTGGTTTAGGTATTGGCATATTATTTGGTTTTATCAGTTATTTTTCGTATCTTTATACCAATATAACAATCATCCACTAATTTGTTATAATATAAAGCAAAAGTTACAATGCCACGTAAGAAAAATCCTAATAGTGCTTCCAATTACTTTAACGAATCAGTTGAGGAAGCAATACAGCTATATAATAAAGCAGAAACTCAAACTGAAAGAGATAGATTGTTTAGGGTAATATATCCAGCTATCTATAAGATTGCTGAAGTAATGTATAATAAAATTAAACCAACCTATATGGATGGTGAGATGTTAGATATTATGATGGATTGTACTTCATATCTTTCGGAAAGAATGTGTAGGATTAAAGAAGGTAAAGGAAAAGCATTCTCTTACTTTACAGTATGTGCTCGTAATTACTATATCTTTCACAATATGAGAGGATATACAGGTACAAAGAAAACACTTAAGTTAGATTACCTAAATGAAAATTGGGATATAGCTGATGATAGTTCTAAACGATTAGAGGAAATGGAAATTTCTGCTAAACTATTACATGCATTCGTAGATTATATGGCTGAGAATAAAGATAGATTTGTTAGTACTAAGAAAGGAAATATTGTAGTAGCTGCAGTTATTGATTTTCTACGTGATATAGATTCTATTGAGGATTTCAATCGTAGAAATATAATGAATGATTTAACTGAAATAAATGGATACAAAATTGATAGACATTATATTACAAAGGTATTCAATAGATTACAAATGCACTTTAGCGTATTTAGTAAGGAATGGTTAAAAACAGGCAAACCAATTCCATTTTGGGATAAAGCTGAATTAACCGAAGAAGAAGTAAAATTTTGTGTAGAAAATTACACACCAAATAAAGGTGGACTTAGTATCGTTGGATTATCTAAAAAGTTTAATGTAGAAGAATATACAATAAGAAAAGAATTATATAAAGCAGGTCTTGCTGCTTCCTATTAAACTATATCGTACTTAACACCATCCTGCTCAAATGCAGTAATAAGGTCATAAACAAAAGTTCTATAAGCTCCTTTGTTCATATCATAGAATATCATATATCCAAAAGCATTATAGTTGTATGGTACGCCAGGCGAACGAGATGGACCAGCGAATGAGAATAGTTCTCTACCTGCGTATGAATCACCTTCAATAGTTGTTCCCCAAAGTTTAAATGGTCTATTCCAATTTAATGTTTTAGCTCTAAGAGCTCTGCGTGACATTACTCTTTTCTCAGCGAATTTTAAATACTTCTTATATACTGAACTTATATTCATTATTGTGCTTTTGGATGTCCTTTAGGTAATAAATCGTAATCAGTTGTGTACTTTGCATTTTCGGGTCTACCATTCTTTAGTAAATATAAATAAGCGTTTACTCTAGCGTATGCCCATTGTTCTGCTGATTTAACTACTGGAGAACGTGATGTATTGTATGCACCTAACCCTCTTTGGAATACTGATTTAAGTTGTCCTAATGTAGCATTACCATTCTTAGTATTAGATTCTTTTTTATTAAAATCATCAACCTTACCTTGTAATGTTTTCTCTTGCTCAGCAGTTACTTTAGCAGATTTGCCTGATGCATCTCCTTTAGCAGTACCTTCACCTTTAGGGTTAGGATTCTTTGTATCTGATTTAGGTGCTTTAGGTGATTCTTTAATTCCACCTCTAGGTCCTACTTCAGCCATTGTAATAGGTCCACCTACTACCCATGCATCACAAGTTCTACTTGCTGCACATTTAAAATCATAAGCCTCACAATACCCAATCTCACCAGCTTCAATAGCTTCGTATGGGTCTACTTCTTCACCTAATCCTTCTGCGATACACTTAAGTATTTCTGGAGTTCGGTAAAAGAATACACAGTTACCACAAAGGGCTTTTTTTGCTTCTTCAACATTTGCTCCGAATTGGTCTGCTTTTGCTTTCCAATAATCTTCGTTTGCTTCGTTTGGGTTAAGTGGCCCGTAATTTGCTTCATCTATACACTTTTGTCTATTCTCTATGTTTAGTGCTATATTTTGTGTTGATTCAGGACAACCTTCTACTGCTAATAAAGCAGGTGCTACACTCCCACTAGCTGCTTGGCCAGGGTAAGTTGAATTTACCGATGGTTGTTCACCTTCCTCTAATATACCTAATTCTTTTAATTTATTTCTACTATATGCGAGCCCTGCTTTACCACCCCATAATAGGAATGATATAGTACCACAAGCATTCATATCCGTTTCATCGTAATATGTTTCTGCTCTACTAAGGTATGAGTACATTCTCTTTAATGTCTCAACTGATATCGCTTCTCCATTTGCTAATTGTTGTGCTCTCACTTTACCTACCTGAGTTGCACATTTGTTATTATTCTTTTCGTTTAATTCAATACCTCTTTTGGCATTATTACGAATACCTTCACCATAGTCAGAATAAGATTCAAACATTGCTTCAATCTTACTTAGTACCATTGCCGCTTCCTGTTCGCTTAAATCGCTTATCTCTTTACTTAGGTATAATTCCTCCACTAATGCTGCTGAAACCAAATTATGCCCAAATAAACCCTCTATGCTAAATCCTTTAACTTCACCAGTCTTTACATAATCATTCCAAATCTCATCATTATCAATCTTAAACGTACCCATCCAAGTACCAACCGGAACATTAAGATTATACAAAGCTGATTTATCTTTGGTAATACTTTCTTTAATCCAACTTTCAACAAGCGTAACTCCATTAAGTTTCTTATCATGCTCTAATGTTGATTTATCTGTGTACTTCTTTTTTAAGTACATTTCCGATAACTTCTTAATTGTTTCAGGTTTAAAGAATACATGATAAGGTTTTCCTTCTCCATCTACTCTTAATATTTGCTTATCAGGAATTAAAATAGGTCCCATTACTAAACGTTTCTCATCACTTAATGCTGCAAATTGTACCTTTTCTTTATCAAAAAATACAAAGTTAGATTCAATAGCTGGTTCTTCTACTAATGAAATAGCAAAAACCTCATCTATATTCTCATCTTCTATTACTAATTCGTATATCATATTACTATTTTAACAATTAATTATCCGTTTGTACCACCACTAAATGTAGCTGCTCTAGTTGTTCTTCTATCTAAAGCCTGTTGAGAAGTTACATCACCACTAACCACATATGCTTTAATTGGTTTTTCAGATGATTTAGCTATCGTTCCAGCTATCTGAGCGCCAGGTGATGCTTGACCTGTTGTACCTGTTATTTGTGGTACTGCAGTTCTTTCAATTTGTGGAACTGCTGGTGCTGAACCTGCGCCTGATTTACCAGGTATTGCTCCACCACTACTTGCTGCTCCACCACCACTTCCAGCTGAATTGATTTGTTGAATTGCTTTAACACCAGCTGCAATAGATGATGCGATACTCAATGCTGCACTAATAGAGTTGATAGCCACCCAAGGTGCTCCAAATGTTAATGGAGATGCTGCTACTGCTTTAGCATTAGCAATACCTGTATTAACTAATATCTTACCAATTGCTGCAGCTTGTTCTACAACTACTCCAGCGATTGCTACCTTCTTATTCTCTCCAGCCAATGTTTTTAATAATCCACCAAATTGTGCAGCTAAATCTAATTGAGCATTTTGTAAAGCAACTCTAGCTTCCATTTCAGCCATATCAATTGCTGCTCTTTCATCTGCACCTTGTTGTCTAATAGCAGTTCTTTGATTCTCAGTTAAACCTTCTTGTGAAAGTAATTCAGCTTCCTTCAATCCAATCAACTCTTTCTTTCTATCAAAGGTTGTTCCTATTCTCTCTAACTCTGTATCAATACCTAATATAGCATCTTCAGTAGCTAATTGCTCAATTGCTTTTCTTTCAGCAATTGCATCTAATTGTATCTTAGTTTTCTGAGCTTCATTAAGTTCGGTATTAGAAAGTGCTAACTTCTCTTTTGCATCAATTACGGCGATTAATTCATCATATCTTCCACTTTGTAATGCTAATCTGTCAGTTGCAGCTTGTTCTTGAATTGCTTTCTTTTGTTCTTCACTTAAACCAATTGCAGATAACAATAACTTTTCTCTATCATTTACAATAGCAATTTCTTGATTGTATCTATTTTCAACTAATTGAGTTTGATTCTCATTATTTAATACAGCTTCTTCAAATGCTAATTTAGCTGCTTCTTTATCTTTAGTTTTCTTTTCTTCTATCTTCTTAGCTTCTTCCTCATCGTATTTTGTATTGATTGCTAATACATCTAAACGATAAGCTTCCTTAACAGCAGTTAAATCTTTAATACCAGCTTTTTCTAATGCTTTTATATCTTCATTTAATTTCTGTCCTCTCTTAAATACTTCTTTATCTCTAGCATCTAATGTAGCAAGATAAGCTTCAGTTTCTACTTTACTAGCAGCTTCTAAATCTTTTGCTCTTTGTTCAGCTTCTTTCTTTTGTTCTTCAGTTAATTTCTTACCAGCTTCCAAAGCAGCTTTCTTCCTTTCTTCAGCTGCTTTCTTTTCAGCTTCAGTTAATCTTTTACTACCGGCTGTGAATGCTTTAGAGCCTTGCTCCATTCCACTCTTAATGCCATCTGCAATACCTGTACCAATACCCTTCACAGTGTTCCTTACATTGTCAACAGTAGCTTTAAATCCGTTTTTGATACCATCACCCACCTGAGATACACCTTCCTTAATTAAGTCTAAATCAAAGGTAAACACACCCTTTAAAACTTTACCTGCACCACCTGCAACTTCTGATAATGTTTTGAAAGCATTAATCATATTGTTTACAATAAATCCTACTAAGGTTTTACCTACATTGAATAGTACTGTAAATGTTGCTGATAATACACCAGCAGCGGTAGATAGGGCTTTCATCGCCTTATCAGATGATAATAATTGAATTACTAAATCAGCGAATAGATTAGCAATTGGTTCTATGATAGCAAACACTCCGTTCATTATCTTAGTAAATGCTTCAGTAATCTTATTTAACTTAGCTTGTCCTTCTTCAGTTCTACTTAATGATTCTTTAATTGCTAAGAAAGCTGAAACTAATAAACCTATAATACCCAATGATACAGCTAATGTTTTACCAAATGTATCAACTGCATTTTTAGCACTTTGAAATGATTTACCAATGGCACCAATAGGACCAGGTAATGCTGCTAACTTATCTTCTATTTGAGCAGATTGGAAAGCAACTCTTTGTTGTGAATCATTTAAATTATCTAATTCATCTGATAGGTCTTGGAATTCTTTAGTACCAGTCTTACCTTCATCAGCAAGTTTTTGTAGAGCAACAGTAGTTTCTCTAATTTGTGACCTTAAAGATTTAAATTTACCATCAGCTCCTTCGGCCTTATCACCTAAATCACCAACCTCATCGGCACCAGTAACTTTTGTTTCAATAACGGCTGTGTAGGTTGTTGTATTATCTGCCATACCAAATGCGTTTTATTTGTTGTTTTGCTTCTTTCCAACTATATGGAATTTTATATTTTCCTTTAGCCGTGTCAACTTCTCTGGATATACCATAGAATTCTCCCATTGCTAACAAATCTATTATATTTTTAATCATATTAGTATAACATTTAAGAATTTACATTTAACGAACCTTCTATTATCGGACCTAACAATTGTATAGCACATTCACCAGTAGATAGGTTATAATCATTGATAGCTCTTAAATGGTAGTCATTCCCTCTAAATTCAACGATATCATTCAATTCCATATTGAAGTAGTCTGCCAATGGTATAATCGCTGATGCGTTCATTAAACGAGTTCTAGGATTATACAATAGGTTTACATAAGGATTCCAATACTCCGAAAACAAAGATGATGATGGAGCTGAACCATATACAGGCTGTTCATTAAAAAATAGAAGTGATTTAGAATTTGTTGTAGGAAACTGCGAACCTGATACAACTGAATAATTATCAAAGTAAGGAAATACACTTATTTCACGACTTACATCATTTCCATCTTTTATATAATATGTTTCACAATCAACTGTATTATTGTAGTATAAAAGTCTTGGTTGTACTCTAACGGGATTGTAATTCTGGTCAGAGATATAAGTTGGTATGTATATTGGTATAATTTGTGCCATAGTATTTTAACAGTTTGTTGAATAATAGTTATATCCATCACTTCCTATTTCAGCAACATAGTAAGTACCACCTCCTGATGGTGAGTAGAATTTCCAATAGTAATTACCACCATTAAATGGTAATGTCAATGCCGCATCTTGATAAAAATAAGTAATAGTATATGGTGATTGCTCAGCTGTATAAACTTGTATAGGATAGAAGTATGTATTACTACATGCATCAAATTGATTATCATATCCTCTATAACCCGTTGACCATTGGTATGATGTTGGTGTAGGATTTAAGTTTGCTACTGAACCTGATACTCCAGTACCAGCTACTTGTAATAGTTGTGTTGATGATACATTAGTTTTTACTTCAAACTTTCCCTGTGAAAAGAAGTTTTCTGTATCAGTAAAATATGATTTACCAAACTCTCTATTTGCTGCCTTACTAAATTGTTGTGAAATATAATCCTGGTCTAATGTATCCGTAAAGTTTAATTCGTTTACGGCTAGATTATTAGCTGGAATTACTTCTATCTTATCATTTAGATTTACATACCTATTAAAATCCCATCTTCTACCTTTATTGTACCATTGATTAAAAGGTTCAACAATAAATTCATTCACCTTTGTTTTAGATGGATATATTACTAAATTAAATTTCTTTTGTATTGATGTCAGAAAATCTATCTGCTTTATACCTTGCGTACCAAATGGCATGTTAAGAGGTATATTCATAATCCTACCATCAGCTGCTTGATTTACCTTTGTTACTTGTAAAAATGATTTACTTGTACCTCCAGGGTCCATAGTTACAGTTGGTAATGTTCCAGTAGCTACATTAGGCTTTTGTTTAATTTGAAAATAATAATTTCCTACCGGTAATTTATCAGTTGTAAATTCACTTTGTAATTGATATGTTGTATTAATTCCAACAGTAGAACCTCCTCTACTTTGTTGCAACTCATCAAAAAATTGTATATAAGATTGTATTGCTCTTAAAGAATATGATGTACCACTACCAGTCTCTATTAAACGAAGTTGCCATGTTCCATTTGCTGAAAAAGTACCAGGCATATTGTTTACTGAACAACTTACATTAATATTCAAATTTAATACTCCTCTAAGAGAGCTTGATACTTCTACTGAGTATGCACCATTATTATAAAAGTTTTGTGGGTCTTCCAATTTGTTATACCAAGGTAGGGTAACAAAGGTATCGGCAGGTAATACAACATCTGTCATACCACTACCAGTAATAGCTCCAACTTTAACAACTCCGTATGTTTCTAAATTAACATTATCATATACAGGATATTTTAATTGTCTATTACATAATAAATAAACACCATCTAATCCACCATTATCTATAAATGAAGATGAGTATGTATATCCAGCTTCTTGAAATATTGCATCCCATACTAATTTTGATTTTATAGCAGGTTTAAAATTCTGCACAGCAAGAGCACCATCTACATCATCTACACCAAACTGATTAAGATTACCCTTTGTAAATTCTAATCTTTGTCCATATTCTGCAAAAGGATATACAATAGAGCCTGAGAATAATCCATTACTCCAAGACGCTGATATATTAGTAAACGATGATGTGTGATTATATACTGATAGAGAATCTAAATCATTAAGAAAACTTCTATTAACTTCTCTAGCAAAAGAAGATACAGCTCCATAAACAGTCACCTCATATGAATCAATAAATTTATTTGCGTATAATACAACTTTGTTTAATTGTAAATAACCTTGCGATAAATACAATCCACCAAAATCTAAATAAGCTGGAACTTTTACGTTGGTAGCAAATGTATCAGGATTAAGTACACTGATATCATAAACATGCTCAAAAAAAGCATTGTTCTTTTTCGTACCTGGTAACGTAATCTGACGAGTAAAATCGGCAGGTATAATACCCAAATCAAATAGACCTGTAACATTATCAGATAGCTTAATGTCTTCATCTTCAAATAAATCTAATATTTCACCATTTGCAACTAATTGGAATTGTATTCCTTGTGTTGATATAACTCCCATATATTATAAAATTAATTTATATCCTTGTCCATAATTGAATTCAAATGCGTATTGAATTACTTTATCTACAACTCCAGTCTTAAATACAATAGAATCGGTTGCTATGGTGATAGGCGTCAGCACTGCTGAGCTTTCATCCTGAATCCAATAGATTTCCTCACTAACTAATATTTGCTTTATAATATCGTTGTAAGCCTCAGGAATCCAATCCGTATTTACAATGATAGATTGTTTAGAATCTACAATATAATTTAAATTTGAACTATCTGCTGAATTGTATTGTAAGCTAGTTCCAGTCCATGTACCTAATTGTGGTTGATATCCTCTATTAGTTGTATTGAAAGATTGCTTATTAACCATATCAAAGTTAAAGTAATCAAACTGTCCAAATCTATTTTTCCATTTGATTCTAATATTAGGATACTTTTGCTCACACTTAAAATTAAAATAAATTGGAGTACCTAATGCAGTACTTCCATTATAAGCCTGTACAGTATAGTATTCAGGTGAAGCATAAGGGAATCCAGGTTGTGATGGAAATAAAGGAACTTGCTGAATTTGTTGTGAAGATGAAATAGAAGATGATACGTTAATATCGGTTGTTCCTAAATCACTTACAATTCTAACTTTAGTTGGTATCTGACTTGCTACACCAGCGCCACCAGCAAACACACCAACAGTACCTCTATTACTATCAAAGAATGATTGTGATACAGGTCCACTTGTCATTAAAGGCCAATGTGGAGTTGTTGTTGTTATTGATACACCTACTTGCTCAGGGAATATACCATATCCATCTAATCCTTTAAATACAGCTGATGGAACATGCGAAGATGTTACAAATACTGAACCTGAAAGATATCTAAAGTATCCATCAATCTTAAAGTATTTTACATTTGAAGGATTTTCTTCTCTAGTATCTTGTAATGTAGAGTTTATAATTTTGCTAACATCAAATATACCAACACCAGAAGCATTTGGATACTTCACTAATTGGTATTCAGGTATTGAACTTGATTGTGCGGTTGTTCCACTCCAATAATACAAATCTGCATAATATTGAAATGATGCACTTGATACTACACCACCACTTTCCGATAATGTAAATATTGTAGGGGATTGTGCTAATGAGCAGGTTGCTGGAGTTTGTGTTATAGAAAGAGACATTATTAAATCTTTTCTATTTTAACCTTTAGAAATGAAAAAGTATTGGATGTTACTTCTTTGCGAATCCTTTTAGTACGAAATCTAAAGGTTTTACCAATTCTTCAACCTTTTTATCCATCTGTCCCAATATGAATTCGTTTATATAAGATTGTAATTCTGGGTCATTAGCTGCATATTCTGAGTATCTTCTTGGTCCGTATTTGGTTGAACTACCCTTACCTTCATGCACAAAGTATCCATATTCAGCATCAGGTGGAGCATAGTTTAAAGCTAGAACAATTCTACCTTCAGTTTCCTCTTTAAGCATCTTAGTTAAATCATTGTAATTCCTTACCCTTCTTTCTAAGTTACCTGTGATATATGCTCTTTTGAAATACTGTCCGTTCACCATATAAATTGATGCTAAATCGGCATATTTAAAAGCTATATCTTTAAGAGTTTTCATTATAATAAATTAGGAAACAAACAAGTATCGCAACTATTAAATACCTTAAGATTTAAAGTTACTACCCATCCAGCTAATCCATTATCAAAATTATCTTTAAATGGAATTGCCATTGGGTCACCAGAAAATTCAAATGCGTTTACACCTGTTCTAGTAAAACAAAGTAAATCATTCATTACTGATAGCATATTTGCATGTATATCAACCGTATCATCAGTACCATCAAATGGAATTGTTTGTAAGTTAGCTGTTCCAGTTGATTCGTTATTCTTATCTTTTACTTTATCAGCTAATGTTAATTGAACTTTATAAACTATATTCTTTTCTAAGAATTGAGCATCTGCTATAAATACATTTCCTAATGGATATGCTGGAAATTCTTTTGTATCAATAGAATACATATCACCTTGCGAAACAAAGTTCAAAGATGGATGATTCTTCATTATTGTTTTAAAATAATCTAATATGTTATAGTACAACGTATAGTTAGTACCAATATTATTTACTGTTTGTGCTCCCATACTATTATAAGTTTAATCCACCGAAATAAGCATTTCCCATATCAGGGTATATTTGGGTTTGGTTACCAATACTTTCTAAATA